CCTAAATCAACAGTAGGTCCAATAGCATTTAAGTCGTCAGGGGTGCCACCGTTATACAGGGTTGTCACTTGACCACTGCTAAGCGCAACGTCATATACGGCTACTTCATCCAAAAAGGCATTAGAAAAACCTTCATCATGGCTATAGCCTAAAATAAAGTCTGCCGTGGCCGAAATAGAGCCGGAGAACGTGTCGCTATGCGTTGTTAATGGCTGAGATACACCGTCAAAGTAAATGTTGACACCCGCCGCTGTATTACTGCCATCCACGGTTACAATAAGTTGCGTAAACGAATTATTAGCTATATTTGATGCTTCGACCTCAATAAAACCGCCGTTATCGTCAATCAGTCTGAAAAATATATCTCGGCCAGAATCTTGCTCTAATACATAGCCTGAGCCATCGTCAGCAATGCGCTGGATAATGCCGCCGCGATTCTCAAACGTCCACGTATGCAAGCTAAAAGGCTCGCCGTTATCAAAATACAATGCAGAACCCGTACCCATTGTTACCGCTTGCTGGCGGTTTCTACGGAATCTCACCGAGTAGGTATTAGTCCAGCCGCCGGATGGAATGCCAGTTACCGTAACGGTTTTAGTATCAGCACCATAGGCATTAAAGGCAGATATATCAAAGGTTTGCACGCCTAATGCTACCTCACCGATTACTTGGCCGTTTGTTTGATTAACGGTAAACGGATAAGTGGTAGAAATATCAAATGCTGTTGGGTCATTATCTGCCGTTATCTCGTAAAGGAACGTATCACCAACAACTGCCTCAAGCGTGACAGGGGAAGTAATACTAGGCTTTATGCCACCGTTTCCACCCTCAACAAATTGCGCGTTTAAATAATTAATAACGTCGTTACGAGTGGGCCCCGCGCTAGTGCCGTCCTCTTTCATTATGCGCGTATAATCAACATTAAAAATCAGTGTTTTTGTGTGCGCTGCTTGATCAACTAATACAGGGTAAGTGACATCAACGCCATTGGTTGTCGTCACATTAGCACTCGCTAACAGCGCGCCATTACCTGGGCTAAACTCTTTCGCACCCTCAACAATCACTACATTCTGGTCGCTGTCGTAAAAAATTCTTATATCAGCCATTGCTTTTATCCACCACTTTCGCTACTTGGTATAACGCACCATAAACTTCACAATCAGCACTGCAATTTAGCGACATCTGAAAACCTTGATCAAAAAGGTTAGCTGTAGACGGAAATTGCAATGAAACATTGATAACATTTACCTCACCTGCATCAACTGCTAAAGGATAGGTGCTAGGGCCAAAGAATGGGCCACCGCCACCAAGTAAACCTCTAACCGATAATGTAGCGTTAGCCGTTGATGGAATAACCGCAAAGCCAATGGTCACAAAGTACTGCGCCTCTTGCACATCCATAAAGAATTCTTGAGTAGTACCGTCATAAAAACTGGTTACACCCTCTGGCAGATTGGTTGCCGTTGTTAGTGGAAACCCTGCGTTATTGGGAATAACCGTCCACGTATCAGCATCTACAGCTAAAGGTGCGCTTGATGTCGGGTATTCCGTATCGAAAAACGCCTCCCATCCTTCACGCTTTGACTCTGACAGCAAATCAGCATATAACGCTTGGCTGATTTTAACTGTCGTTTGATCTCCATTCGTGTCTTTCTGAATAACCACATAATCAGTGTCTTGTACTGTCTCAACTGTTTTTAGGTTAATCAGTTTCTTACCATTAAAGGAAACTAAGTTACTCACGAACCACTACCTCCAATTAAAGGCACACCGTTATCATCGGTTAAACCCTCTGATGGTGGGAAAAATACCTGCGGTTTAGTGCCGCGAGTGTTACCGCTACCGCGTGGCAATGTATCAGGCCATTCTGGTAGCGGATGAGGGGCATAAACAGTCAGTAGGTTATCATATAAACGGGTCGCTTCTGCTTTCACATTCATCGGGGCACTTAACTGGAAATAAGCCGCTATTCTGACAGCTAAACGATGTTTAATAACTTCGTTAGTGTCAGGTGGGTTATTTAACTCAGTCGTCAGCTCAGTAGGCACCGTAACACCTAAATTGATGTTTAATGATTCCCACTCGTATAACATGTTGCGCAACACATCTAGCGCAATGTTTTCCAATTCAGGGATAGCAGGATTTATCGGACTACTGGCCCCCGATAAATACAAAGCTGGTCTAATTAATTCAACTGCTGTTGTCATAATATAACCTATTCGGTTGCTTCGCCTTCTTTAGCTGGGCGACCACGCTTTTTGGGTGCTTTTTCTTCTGCTTTAGCCTCTGCCTCAGCATCTTTACAAAGCACTCCATTAACTAATTTTGGATACTCGCTCACAATAGTTCGTGTAGTAGGGTAAAACTTCTGCCCTGCTTTTAAACCCTTTTCAATTTCTTTGATTTGATCTTTTATCATAAGTCACCTGTAAAAATGCCTCCCCGAAGGGAGGCGTATAGTTTAAACCTGATTAAACAGTTGAATACCGTTCATTGTAGGTTGTAAGTTGGTTACACCATAGAACATAGTCCAACGATACTTGGCAGACAAGTCGTTAATATCGCCTTGCTTAGCTAGTACCAATTGGATACCGCTATCAGTAGTTCCCATCATGCTATTAACGCCACCGAAATCTGACTCAGGCAAGCTAAAGCGGCCTTCATAAATCTCGATAGAGTCTTTACACCAGAAGCTATTTACACGCGCATCAGCAGTGTTTACAGCAGTGATAGCAGCACCACCAGCAGCGCCAGAGGTACAGTTACCATATTGCTGTTCGCTAGTAGATGCACCGTTAGCATTGATGATAGGAGGGGTGATAGTCATAGTTGTGCCTGAATCAATAGAAACAACACGGAATTTACGAGTCTCCCCAATACCTTCCTTATTGATCATTGAACAAGCTTCTACACCAGCAATTTCAACTGCATCGCCCTCAGCAAAGCTAGAGGTATCACCAATAGTGATAGTTTGGAAGCGGTTATCGACGTTGCTTTCACCACCATTAATAGCGTTAGTCTGTGTAGCCAATGGCACATAAGACTGAGCGCCTGTCATGGTAGATGAACCGCTAGAACCCGCCAAAGTAGGCTGGAAGCTAGTGCGATAGGTGTCAAAACCCGCTACAGGGCCAACATACGAACGCTCATAAGCAGCGTTAGGTTTGCCCATCATAGTCTCGCGGTTAGCAAGATCAGCAGCAAACAAGCTGTAATCGTTCATATTAGCCATATAACAACGGTTAGACATCAATTCGATTTCTTCCAAACCGATACGAGCCTCAGCAGCAGCAATGTCGCCATAGCCACTAGCAGCAGTTGTACTGGTAACAACCAAAGAGCCAGTATTAGCCACAAGTTCAGCAACGCTGCGGTTAACAGTCGCGCTTAATTGTTGGGCAGCTGATTGAGAAATACGGTCACGCTGTAAAGGGTCGCGTAATTCCCAAGCATCTAGGTTCCAAGGTACGTTCTCAGTGATGTCAGCACTCGCTGGCACAGATAGTTGGGTCAAGTCGTCAAACTGACCTGTAATATCTCGACCAGATACAGTGCGTGTGATGTAAGGCTGAGGACGCCAAATAGTATCGCCTGAGCGTTCAGAAGTGGTTTCACCTGGGCGAAATACCGCTGAATTCTTAGCGCACAAATTGTCGGCATCGAATTTCTCCAATACCTCCTCAAACATTACCGTTTCTTCTTTAGAAAATGCATTAGCCATGATTTAAAATCCTCGATCTAGGCAACCGCATTCACTAACTAGCCAGCCATTCTTGCTTGCGCTTTTAAGCGGTGAAGCTTAGTCATATCTCTAACTTCTCCACTCTGTATGCGTTTGCGCTCTTCTTCAATCTCCCGTTCAAGGGAAGTCTTAGAAGCTGGGGCTGAGCCAGTAATCCGCGTTTCTGGCGCGGGTGGCGGTTGCGAACTATTTTTTGGCTTAACCTTTAATTTCTGAGCTAAGCCACCTAATTCAACGAGAACCGCAGAAGGGTTTTGCTCCCAAATAGCACGAATACGCAATGCCTCTTGGGGGTTTTTACCAAGGTAATAAACAACTTTTTCACTATTCTCAGGCAATGCCTGTGTGATCTGCATCACAGCGTTTTGGTCAAGATTAGAGATCAAAGCCGCCTCAGCATCATCAAAATCAGGCAGGTTTAGCTTTTCTGCCCTTTCATAATGCGCCTCAACAATACTTTTTACTCGTTCTTGCTCCTGAGCTATGCGGGTTCCGTGTTCACGGTTGTAATGCACTTGCTCAGCCGCTTGAATAGCTACTTTTTGGTCATACTCGGCTTTATCCTTAGCATACTTTAGACGGGCTTGAGCAATCAGAGTTTCATCATAATTCAGCTCATCGTCTGTCGGCATGATAGGGGCTGATAAAGTCTCAGCTTGCGGTGCCGCTGGAATGTGATTGGCTTTTAACCTTTCGTTTTCCTCACGCAATGCCGCAATTTCATCTTTATCATGTCGCCTTTCTGCCAATAAGCGCTTAACGCCTCTTGGTTTCTTCGGTTTCTCGCTCTCTGCCGTTGGCTCATCGGCACCCTCTAAAACAACCTCAAACTCCTCTGGCTCTTGCTCTACTTGCGTAGCGGCTTCCTCAAGATTAGCTAAATCCTGATTAGCCTCGGTTTCTTCAACCGTTTCCAATACCTCAGATTCGCTCTCAGTGCTAAGAAGTTCTTCGTTAGCCTGGATTTCATCATCTGCCATTTTTAAAGTCTCCTTTGCGTTTGGCTTTCGCTAATGCGCTCAATCAAAAGGGTGAGTGCCTGCCCCGTAAAAACTAGCCAAAGGCTTGCAGCAATAGTCGCTGCCTACCCTCGTTTATCTTCTGTATATTATCAATGCGTTTGCCCTGAGTATCAACCTGTGTATTCTCTATTTTTACACCTGTTTCTTGGGCTTTAAGTAATAGCTCTTGCCGCTTAGTCTCAGCCTCAAACGCATCTATTTGATTAGCTGTTTGCTTGTTTTGTGCATCTAGCACATCAGCATCCGCTTTCTTCATTTCTGCTAATGCCGCGATAGTCATGGCGTCCGGCTGTTGTTGTTGCGCTTGCTGGGCTTGCATTACCAGTTCAGCTTCTTCCTGAGTTTCCGGCTCACGCATTCCAGCTAACAACATCTCGCGGTCATTGTACTTTTTAAGCCCCTCAAGGCCTGTGCCGTCAATGTTATCAATAGTGGATGACAGTAAGAATGGCATATATTTCTGCCCCTCTTGCATACCACCAACAACACCCATTAGTTCAAGCATATTGGCTACAGTCTCTTGTCTACGCGAGGCATAAGCTGGGCCAGTTTCACTGATTACCTCCACTTTAGCTTTGGATATGTCGTTAATCACAACAATATTACCTGTTTGCATATCCATAACAGAATCAAACAGTTTTACTGTTACTTCTCTGTCAGCCTCGGTTAGCATTTGCATAGATTTAGGCTCAGAATACACTTCCTTAGCCATGCTTTCGTATATCTCGCCGCCGCGCTTCAATGCTTTCTCGATGTTTTTCATAATTGAGGCAGTTTGCATATCAACACGTTGTTGAGTAGCAAGGATAGCTTTGCCGCTAGCAGTAGGGTCTAACACATTCTGAGGATTACCGCCCGTTTCTTGCTGGATAAACCCACTAGTTACATCAATGAGCGCACCAAGCGCAGGGTCAACCGCTGGCGGGCTTACAACACCTACAGGGCCGCTAACTATCTTATTTCCTTGGGAATCGGTAATAGGGTTAACAACTTGGTAATTCTTGCGCCCTAGATGAGCTTGCGCCCAGTTTAACTCGTGGCCTGATACCTGCTCAGGAGTAAAGATAGGCACCTGTTTAACGCTAGTAGCGGCTATCTCAGCCAATGAGCTAACCTGCATGTTAAGCAAACGTTGGCTATCTTTCATCTCACGAACCAAGCCCCAAAAGAACTCCTGCCCATCCGTATAAACCCAATGCGCATAAACAGGGGTAATAGGGATATGCTTACCAGCTATTTTGCTCGGCTTCTCTAAAAACTCATTGCCACCACCAATAACGCACTTTTCAACATGCTTGCGAGTAACTTTCTTTTCAGATTTAACGGCATAACCCATGGCTTCTAGCTCATCAGCTATGTCTTTAATCTCATCAGCATATAAAACTTTAATGTCGTTGGTTATCTCGTTAAAGTAAGTGACCGCCTTGGTTTTCGTCTTAACTACGCCGTAACGCTCAGCAATAAAGTAAGTGTTGGTATTGCTGTTCCAGTTAAACTCGCGTCTATCGTTAACATAAACAAAGTTGGTAGGCTCAGTGTCGAATTGCTTTTCAAATGAGTCCTTATCTAGCTCGTGTAGCACATAGCACCATTGAGCATCAGCTTTATCCATGCGCTTAGCGTTAGGATCCCAGACAAGGCAAGCATGGGCAGAATATAACGGTTCTACGGTAATCCTTTGCGATGTGTCGCTTTCATCTTCTTCATCAACGTACTCGGTAGAATATCGCCACGCACCCATTCCACCACGTATGCACTCAAGAATACCATTGTCCACAGCAAAATCACCACCACTGCGGCGGCTGTCTTTACGATACAAACCAGTAAGGATTTCAGCGCCCTGCTCACTATCGTCATTTTCTGGCAGATATTTAACTGTAGAACGGTTATTAAGCCATTCCCCATAAAAGCGGTTAATCTGTTGCGAAATCTTGTTAAGCTGGAAGCGAGGGCGGTTACT